CTCCAGATGGTTCGTGCAGTTGGTGAGCAAACCTTCCAACCAAAAATTGGATTCAAGACTCGTTATGGAATCGTTGCGAATCCATTTGCGAAGGGTGCCACTGCTCCAACAGCACCTGATAACATTGCAACCAACTCCAACGTATACTACAGAAGAGTTAAAGTTGCTAATCTTATGTAATTTTAATAAAATTACAGAAAGACCCCTTAGGGGGTCTTTTTTTTATAAATAAAGTATACTTAGTATTGTATACTTTATGCCTAGATTAAACTTGGAACATCGTAATGAATATCAAAGAAGACGCAGAGACAAACGTAAAGATAAACTTATAGAAAAATTTGGTAATAAATGTAGTGATTGTGGTGGAACATTTCACAAATGTGCCTATGATTTTCATCATGTCAATCCTTTAGAAAAAAAATTTGAAATTGTTCCTGCACTTGACAGAAATTGGGATACTATTCTTGAAGAAATTGAAAAGTGTGTTATGCTTTGCTCTAACTGTCACCGAATTCGACATTATAGAGAAGATAGAGGTAATATAAAATTTAATAGCACACTAGTCTAAATAAAATTAAAAATGAAATCGTTTCAGCAATTTCAAGAAGATCTTTCAAAAAATGTAATTCGCCTTGATAGAGAATCGCAAACAAATTTGAATAAAGCAAAAAAGGGTCAAATTGGTCCAGGTTCAAAACCAGTTCCCAATACATCATTTAGATTAGAACCTCTTAATATCCCGATGAAGTAATAATGGCAAATGCTCTTTCAAATCAAATTTCAAATAGAAATTATCTTTCTCCCGTTGGGTTTAAGTTCACTCTAGCAAAAGAACCAAAAGTTTCCTTTTTTTGCACAAATACTAGAATTCCAGAAATAACTTTACAAACTGAGATTCAACAAAATTATTTAAAAGATATAGATGTTCCTGGAGATAAAATTACTTATGGAGATTTATCTATAAAATTTTTAGTTGATGAAGATATGAGCAATTATATGGCAATTCACGATTGGATTACTGGATTGGGATTTCCAGAAAGTGCTCAAGATTATAGAGATCTACTTACAATTGAAAATGATGTAACTCAACCATCAGACCCCAAAAGGGCATTCAGTGATGGAAGTCTTTACATTTTAAATAGCAATTATAATACTACTGCAATTGTAAAATTTAAAGATTTATTTCCAGTCTCTTTAACTTCACTTGAATTCGATTCCACTCAGACCGACATTCAATACTTTACAGCACAGGCATCTTTCAAGTATACTATCTATGATATTACTACAGGTCTATAGTGACACTTGAAGAAATCCAAGAAATGTGGCAGAGAGATTCTGTCATTGATCCTGATAATTTGCACGATGAATCTTTAAAAATACCACAACTTCACGCAAAATATTATACAGTTTATAACACAATTACTCTATTGCGTGAGAAGGCACGGGATACATATAACAGAGTTAAGTTAGAACGCTACAACTACTACTCCGGAAAGGCACCTGTAGAGGTTTATGAGGAAGAACCGTTTCCTTATAAAGTCAGAGATAAAGAGGCGTTACAGAGGCATATGGACGCCGATGAGAAGTTGAGTAAAGTAGAACTAAAGATTAGATACTATGATATTATGCTCAAGTTTCTTGAAGAGATTATTAAAACAGTTTCGAATCGGACTTATCAAATTAAGAACAGCATTGAATGGCATCGCTTCCAAGCAGGGTTTAACTAGTCAAATAAATACTCATAACTGATACTTTATGAATGTCCCATTTGATTATCTCAAAAAAGAATGAGGTATATCTTCATGTTGAAGCAGAAGCACACGTCTATTACGAATTAAGAGACGCATTTCAATTTGAAGTTCCAAATGCAAAGTTTGCCCCCGCTTATAAGAATAAGTGGTGGGACGGACATATCTATTTGTTCAATGTCAATACACAAGAAATATACGTAGGTCTATTAGATAAACTGATTAGATTTTGTGAGCAACACGAATATACTTATGAGTTTCGGAACAATAAGTTTTATGGTCTTCCTTTTGAAGTCAATGAAATGATTTCAAAGGAAGGTGTAAAAGATTACATAACTTCTATTTCAAAGTATGCTCCCCGCGATTATCAAGTTGAGGGAGTATACGACGCTTTAAGACATAATAGAAAGTTGCTGATATCTCCAACTGCTTCTGGAAAGTCGTTGATGATATACTCGATTGTGAGATATTACGTTGAGAAAGGACAAAATATTCTGATAGTTGTCCCAACGACATCCCTTGTAGAGCAGATGTATAAAGATTTTGCAGATTATGGATGGGATGTGGGGTCATTTTGCCACAAGATCTACGCTGGAAAAGAGAGAGAAACTGACTCACAAGTCATTATTACAACTTGGCAATCAATCTACAAACTACCAAAGCAATACTTTTCAAGATTCAATGTAGTAGTTGGTGACGAAGCACATAATTTCAAATCCAAGTCATTAGTATCTATAATGACAAAACTTTTCGATACCAAATATCGTTTTGGATTTACAGGCACCCTTGACGGCACACAAACTCACAAATGGGTTCTAGAAGGTTTATTTGGACCTTCTTATAAGATTATTAAAACTGATGAGTTGATGAAAAAAGGACATGTAGCAACTCTTGATATTAATATTCTTCTCCTAAAACACTCTCCAAATCGATTTGAAAATTTTGAGGAAGAAGTTCAGTATATTATCAATCATGAAAAGCGTAATAAATTTATTAAAAACCTTGCTCTTGATTTGAAAGGAAATACTCTGATTCTTTTCTCAAGAGTCGAAGGGCACGGTCAACCATTATACGAACTCATAAATAATAGCAAAACTGACGAGCGTCACGTTTTCTTTGTTCATGGTGGTGTGGATACTGAAGATCGAGAAAAAGTAAGAGAAATTACTGAAAAGGAAAATAATGCAATCATCGTTGCTTCTTACGGCACTTTTTCTACTGGTGTTAACATTAGAAATTTACATAATGTTATCTTTGCTTCCCCTAGTAAATCAAGAATCAGAAACCTCCAATCAATCGGACGAGTCTTAAGAAAAGGAAACAATAAAACAAAAGCAACTCTATATGATATTGCCGATGATATTAGTTATAAATCAAAAAAGAATTATACACTTAATCACTTAATTGAACGTATTAAAATCTATAATGAAGAAAACTTTAATTACGATATTGTAAACATACCTTTTAAAAACTAATGGGTGAGGAGTTTTACGCAGCAATCAAATTAGTTTCAGGTGAAGAAATCTTTTCTTTGATCTCTGTTGATGAGAATGATGGAGATCCGATTATCATTCTTCAAAATCCAGTAACCATGAAAGTTTTTGTGAATCATGGTGGAACTTATATGAAGATAAAACCTTGGATGGAAATACCTGACGATGATTTATTTTTAATCAAACTTGATAAAGTCGTTACAATGACTGAAATCAAAAATCAATCTACGATTGATTTTTATCGTAGATATCTTAATGATGACGATCATCATGATATTGAGGTTGATGGTAAAGTTACAATCTCTGATAAAATGGGATACTTAGGATCTGTAGAGAGTGCTCGTAAGTCTCTTGAAGATATTTTCCTTAAGGATCTTAAAGATAACAAAGAAAGCTAAATCTCATCTTCAAAAGCAACAAACCTAGTCTACACACATTTTTGATACTTGTCAAGCCCTTGCATAATGTGGTATAATAACTTCATCTTATACTCATCAAAAGTAGATATGTTATGCCTAAAAAGAAATCAGAACATTATGTAAATAACAAGGAGTTACTCGAAGCATTGATTGTTTACAGAACAAAGGTTGCAGCAGCAAAAGAACAAGGACTTCCAAAACCCCGTATTACAAACTATCTGGGTGAGTGCTTCCTGAAGATTGCGACACACCTTTCATACAAACCTAATTTTGTAAATTATATGTTTCGGGATGATATGATTTCTGACGGCATTGAAAATTGTGTTCAATATATTCATAATTTTAATCCAGAGAAATCTCAAAATCCTTTTGCTTACTTTACCCAAATTATTCACTACGCCTTTCTCCGTCGAATTCAGAAGGAGAAGAAGCAACTGGAAATCAAGACCAAGATTATCGAACGCACAGGTTTTGATGAGGTTATGATGATTGACGATAACTTGCTTTCTGGGAGCAATTCGGACTATAATAGTATGAAAGATGCCATTCAATACAGAAACAATCGATGACCCGTATTGCCGTGCTTTCCGACACCCACTGGGGTGCCCGCAAAGGATCCAAATATCTTCACGACCATTTTGAGTTGTTTTATAAAAACATTTTCTTCCCTACCCTAGAAGAGAATGGAATCACTACAGTCATTCATATGGGTGATGCTTTTGATAGTCGTAAGTCAATTGATTATCAAAGTCTAGAATGGGCAAAGAGGGTTGTATTTGAACCTCTAAAAAATTGTGATGTTCATATGATTGTGGGTAATCACGATTGTTATTTTAAGAATACCAATCACGTTAATTCACCTTCATTGCTTCTTCAAAATTATTCAAATATTAGGACTTATAGTTCTCCACAAACGGCAAAGATTGGTGGACTAGACATTATGATGGTGCCATGGATTTGTAGTGAAAACTATGATGAGACTCTGAAACAAATTAAAAAGTCCAAAGCAAAGATTGCGATGGGTCATTTAGAACTTCAAGGTTTTCGTGTGAATCGTAATCTTGTAATGGAGGAGCACGGAACTGACCCAAAGATTTTTG